AGATTATCCACGAGGCCATGCAACCAGCGGTGCGCTTCAACAAGAAGGACATCATAGACTTGCCGCCAGTCGTTACCCAAACCCGGTCGTGCTCATTGAGTTCCGAGCAGATGAAGCTGAGGCTTTCACTGCGGCAACAGGCTATAGCCCTGCTGGATTCCGGTGAGGTTATCACTGCCGCCAACGGCGGGGTGCTGTACCAGAAGTTGATGCAGGTGTCGCAGGGCATTGCCATTGGAGAGGACGGCACCGTCCACCAGATTGACAGCAAGGACAGGACGAACACCATCCTTGAAGCAATAGGGGAGACGTACCGCAAGGTGGTTGTCTTCTGCTGTTACAAGGGCGTCATTGCAAAGCTGGCATCGGACATTGCCAATGCAGGGTATACGGTGGGTGTCGTGGACGGGAGCATCACCGGGGAGCGCCGGGCGAATGTACTGCATTCTTTCCAGTACGAGAAAGACCCGCATGTCCTCATCTGCCACCCGACGACCACGGCATACGGGGTGGAGCTGTCCGCCGCCGATACGCTCATCTTCAACGGGCCGCCTCCGCTCGGCGGGTTCATCTATGCACAGGCTCTGGAGCGGTTGAGTTCTGCAAAACAAACTGCTGACAAGATTAGCATTATTCGCATCGTCGCATCGCCCGAAGAAAAAAAGTTCTTCAAAAGTCTTGACATGGGCCGGGATATGGGTAGCTTTATATCAACACTGTTTGAAGACTTTCGCAGGGGGTTAGCATGAGCGACGCGGTTTTTGATCGAATCGAGAAGCAGTTGCCTGAGTTCTTTGACCGGGCACAGGCTGAAAAGTATACCAACGGTTTGGTAAGTGTGCAGTCGCTGCGGCAACTTGCGCACCGCAGGCAAGGGCCGAAGGTTCACTACTTCGGGCAGAAGGTGGTGTACCTCAAGGAAGAATTTATGGAATGGGTAAGGAGTTACTATGCCGCCACAAAGTACCGCGCCGACACTTGGGGCGCTGGCTCGGATGTATGCGGAGACGAAGAACATCCGGCAGCAGTTGGAGAACAAGGTGAAGGAACTGAAGGATGCAGAAATGCAACTTCAGAAAAGGATTCTGCTGGAGATGTCGGCGGAAGGATTGACGACCAGCAGGTATGAAGGCATCGGGCGTTTGTCGATAACGAACCGGAGCCATTATGAAATTGCAGACATCGAGGTTCTTATCAAGAAGATGGTTCAAACCATTGGCGAGGCGGTGCAGAACAACCGCCCGTGGGCGGACGGGTTGCTGTTGCAGCAGCGTGTCCATGCCGGGAACCTCGACGATTATATTGCGGACATGAAGGCGGCCTCGCCCGGACTGACGGATGAAGATTTGTACAAGCAGTTCGGTGTCCGCAAGGTTACGGAAAAGGTTGTATCTTTAACCAAGAATTAGGAGAGAATGTGATGTCTCAGTTCCCCGTAGTTCAGCCCGTGTCTCAGCTTCCCATCCTTAACAGCGATGTGTTGCAGACGTTTACGAATGTGTTCGACGATGCGTTCAATGGGTTCGGCGGTGCCAACTTCCGGCGCATCAAGGTGCGCAAGCTGGACTTCGCCCTGTGCGAGAACGGAGCGCAGGAAGTTGTGCCTGCCAATGGCTTGTATGCCGTCCTCGTGGGCGCGGCCCCCGTCAACCATTGCGTGTGGTACTCCCGTGTGTACGCCCCCGGACAGGAACCCGAAGCGCCTGACCTGACGTGGATTCAGCATACGCCCGACACGTTCCCCGATGCGCTCCCCGTTGAGTTCAGACGGAAGCAGACCGTTAATGGTCAGGAGCGTTGGGCCTTCCAGATTTGCCGCCGTACCGTCTGGTGCGTGGCCCGCATTGTCAACGGACAGCTCTTCCTCGATACGGAAAAGCCCTACATCTTTGATCTCACCTCAAGCTCCCTGTTCGGGAAGTCCATCCCGGAACAGAATATGTACAAGTGGGGCGGGCTCCGGGATGTGTGCCGCCAGTATTCCACGGCTACGTTCACTTGCACGCCGTCCATGTTCCTGACCCAGATTGTCCTTGACGTGAACTCCCCCGTGCAGGGCGTGGTCATGTTCAAGCCCATGCGGGACAACAACGGCAACATGCTGTTCCTTGACGAATCGAATCTGTATCAGGTTCAGGAATGCGCCATGCGGCAGTCCACACAGGACTTGGCGGTTGTCCGGGAAAAGCTGACCTATGGTGATGCCCCGGTGCAGGCACAGCCCACGGTGACGACGACACCCGCGGCAACGGTTCATCAGGTACAGACCCCCGTTCAGCCCACGGTGTCTGTGACCCCGGCTCAGTCTCCGGTGCAGGCTCCGGTGCAGGCTCCGGTGCAGGCTCCGGTGCAGGCTCCGGTGCAGACTGTGGAACAGGCCGCCCCGCTCCTGTCGGGACTGATGCAGGAAATCCAGACCGTGCCGCCCGTTGCACCGTCCGCGCCCGCCCCGGCGCAGCAGCCCACGATTTCCGCTGAGGCTTTCGGGAACTTGCTGGATGCGGCAGACTCCATCTTGGGCTCTGTGGGCGGCGCGTTGGATACCCCGTCCGCCATGCCGGAAGCGATGGAAGCGCCTGTTACTGCCGCGGCTCCCGAACAGCCTGAGCCCGTGCAGACCGCAGCACCCGCTGGACAGCCCGTGGCTGGCATGGTAAGTTCTACCACGCAGTCCACTATTGCAAACCTTATGTCGCAGTTGGGGTAGTTTTTAGTTGACAAGGTGAGGTGAGAAGCGTATGGTTCTTCTCACCTCACTGAGAAAACCTTCTTGCTCAGGCTGTTGCGAGGGGAGTTGCCGGGTGTAGTTCCGCCCGGAGTTCAACTGTGGTGCCTTTCGCAACAGCACTGAACAAGAAGGTTTTTTAACAGGCTGCACCACACAGCCGAGGAACTTCTATGCAAGAACATTTCCTTTCGAGAGTTCTCCCTTCGTTACCCGCTCCCGATCTTTTCGGGACTGCTCCCGTTTATTTCTCTCTTGGCCTGAGCAAGAACAAGGGCCAGTATCCAGATCAGAAAGCGTGCAGCTCGTTGTTCTCTATCATGCAGCATTGTGCCTCTGCCGTTGCTGCGGGATACGACAGCTACTTCGCTCTGGCTTTCTTCAGGGATGGCCTTGCCGGGCGCAAGAAAGCCAATGTCCACGAGATCAAATCCTTCTGGGCGGACGTTGATGCGGACAAGCCCAACAGCAAGTACCGTGACTGGAAGGAAGCCCTTGCCGCCGTGCGGGACTTTCAGATCGCAACGGGCCTCAAGGCTACATTCATTGTCTTCTCCGGCCGGGGGCTTCACGTTTACTGGACGTTGACGAAGGCGCTGACGCCTGAACTGTGGCGTCCTATCGCCCGTCTCTTCCATAAGCTCTGCGGGCAATACGGGCTCGACGTAGACCCTGCTCGTGCGGAAGACCCCGCCAGCGTGCTCCGCATCCCCGGTTCCCGGCACACGTCCAGCGGCAACCCTGTCGTTGTCCTGCGGGAAGAACCTTTCGATTATGACCCCAAGGAATTTCTGCGGCTCATCGGCGCTTCCTTAAAGGAAGATGCCGTAGCTGCACCGATTGCCCCTACCCATACCCCTCAGACCAAGGCGACAGACCCGCTCGCCGTGGCTCTTGGGATGGGGCCGCAACCGCCTTCGGCAAAGGCGTTGCCCATCATCCAAGGCTGCCCCGCCGTCCGGGTGATGGGGCTCGCGTCCTACCCTCACTGGTTCGCGGGCATGTCCGTATTGCGGCGCTGCGTTGACGGCTTGGAGTGGGCTCACAAGTTGTCCGCTTTCGATGCTGCGCGGTATACCCCTGAAGATACGGAACGCAAGTTCTATGCGGCGGCACAAGATGCCCCGGCCCTCTGTAGCACATTTGAAAGAATGAACCCTGAGCTGTGCCAATCGTGCAAGTACAGAGGGCAGGTCAAGTCTCCCGTGCAGTTGCACAGGCTGGCGGTCAATGCCGCCTCAGCGCCCGTAGCTTCACCGCAAGCAACGGCTGTACCTGTACCACCGCAGGCAACGAAGGAACCTACAGTCCTGCCGATGCCCGCGCCGCAAGCCAATGTGGAAGCCGTGTCCGCACCGCAGTTCATGACCGCCGCGCAAGTCGCGACGATGGTGGATGCGGTTGCCGGGCACGGCACACATTTGCGTTTCCCGGAAACGTGGGAGCATCCCCGCCTGACGCTCAACCACCCGAACTTCAAGGTGGATACGCGGGGGATGATCCATGTTGTTGCCGAGAAGGATGAGACGACAGGGGCATACGTCTACAAGGAACACGTCATTTGCAAGACGCAACTGTACTACCTCTATTCCGTCTATGAGCGGGTGGACGACAAGCCCAAGCGGAACTTCATGTTCGAGCTTGTCCACCCCAATGGGCAGATAGAGATCGTAAAGTTCTGCCCCGATGTGGATCATGGGGAACAGAACATCATGAAGTGGATGTTCAATGCCCGCATGTTCCCCGTGCATACGGGGTATACGGGGAAGCTCTTTATGTCTTTCATCAATGCTTATCTGCAACAGGTAGTCTTTGACGTAGAGGAACTCTATACGTTCCAGAAGTTCGGATGGAACAAGTGCATTGACCAGAGCACCCGGCAGGAAACGACCGGGTTTGTCGTGGGCAAGGGCGTCGTCACGGCGTCCGGGCTCCATGCCGTGAACCATGCAAAGGGTGCCCAGAAGATTGCCGACAACGAACTGAAGGTAAAGGGGAACCTTGAAAACTGGAAGCGGGTTCCGCAAATGTACCGTATCCTGCGTCAACCTGCGGGCCAGCTCGCCATGTGTTTCTCGCTGGCGGCTCCCTTCATGAAGTACGGATCAGGTGAGGCCCGGAGCGCCATCTATTCCCTCTGGTCAAGCGAGCCGGGGCTCGGCAAGTCGCAAGTCCTGCGTGCCGCCGCAAGCGTGTGGGGCGACCCGATGGAACAGTTCGTCGCCCGCGATACGTCAACCGTGGCCCGCACCCGGCGCATGACCATCCTCAACAACCTGCCCGTATTCTTTGACGAACTCACCGACATGAAGCCGGAAGATATGTACTCGCTGGCTTACACGCTGGTGGCCTGCAAGGAAAAGGAAAAGCTGAAGTCTTCCGGTCAGGAGTTTGTCGATACCGGGTCATGGACAACGGTGTCATTCGCCACATCGAACCGCTCCTTCAAGGAAGCCATCGCCCTGCACGCCGGGGATTCTGATGCCTCGCTCCAGCGCGTGATGGAATACGAATGCGACTTCCCCTCGTATGCGCACATGCCGAAAGTGCAGGCTTACATCAACGCCTGCATTGACGAATGCAAGAACAACTACGGGGTAGCCGGGCCTGAGTTCATGTATCAGGTTCTGCAACGCCCGGAACGTCTGGCGACCCTGACGAAGCAGGTGGAGCACTGGTGCTCCGCGCATGGGTTCGAGAACGCCGAACGCTTCATGGGGTATCCCTTGGCTATTGCGCTGAAGGTTGCTCGGTGGGCTGTGGAGTTCGGCCTCCTCGACTACGACATAGACGCGCTGGAACGGTGGGTTCTGGAAGTCTTTGTGCCGCACAACCGCAAGCGCACGAAGCAACACGCCCCCGACTTTGAAGGGAGCATCCGGGACTACTTGGCTGATCGCCAGCTCCACACGCTGACGGTCGTTGCCGAGGATCGCCCGCCGCACATGGCAGACCCACACTTCAAG